GAACTTTTCGACAAGCTAGATTTACGCTTGGAGACCAATGGACAGCGAACACGAGTCACTGTTTATGAAAAAAGTCTTTATCGAATTTCAGGAAAAGATTGTGTTCTCATTCAAGTGCCGAAAGCACCCAAAATGAAACAGTCTTTGGCTGGTATGCTCCCAAAGAAAACGGGAGATGGTTCTCATCGTTCTGTGTTACTATACAAAGAGAGTGATAAGGAATTTCAAACAGAAGTTGTTTCTGCAAAATACGCATCTGATATAGATTGCGGCGGTCATTCTTGTGGTCGCGGTGTCAGTTATGAATCTACAATTTCCAAGGTTGGATTTTGCGGATCGCCTGTCATTGCGGACAAGAGAGACGGAGCTATTCTTGCTTTTCACATTTCTGGTCTACAGCATGGATCTACCAAGTATGGATATGCACAAGAGATTCTGTATTCTGAATATCAAGAAGCTCATGGTAGATTGAAGACATCGTGTTCTTACATCAAAACTCCTCATTGTGGTGAAATACCGTTTGAACGTTACGGTTTGCCTTTCATTAAAGCTCCTGGTCCTCATCCGAAGTCCAGGATTTTTGACGAGGGTGAATTGGCTCCTTTCCATGGTATTGAATGTCTGGGTCATGATCCTGATATGGTCAAGTACAAATCCAAAGTACACAAATCAGTGATCAGTGACTTGCTAGAAAAACACACTGGTGTCAAAAATCATTGGAAACCAGCGCCTATGGGATGTCCGTGGGCTGTTCACAACGAAGCTCTCAAGCACGTCGCAGAAGGAGCTAAAGAGGTTCCACCTGAATCTCTCCAGTGGGCTGTCGATGATTACATGTCTGGTCTCATGAAAGTTTTGCCTGAACATATGGCGAAATATCCACAACTTTGTGTGCCTTTGTCTGATCTGGAAATGATCAATGGAATTGCAGAATCACTCTACATGAAGAAAATTCACATGGATACCGCGATTGGTCCCACCATGATTGGTCCTAAGATGTGGAGTTTCATTTTCGAGGAAATAGAACCTGGTCCTAATGGAGAAAAAAGACATCGCTTGTCAGATGCAGGCATGATACATTTTACAGATATGGTTTCTTGCTTACGAAGTGGTAAGCAGTACGGTGTTCTCTCCAAATCATGTTTGAAAGATGAATCAGTTGATGTTGAGTCGGAAAAAACTCGCATTTTCTATATCATGGAAGCTCTTTTTGCGCTATTGGTACGGAAATACTACCTTCCCATCATCGAATTCTTCTCTCGCTATCCACTGGAAAGTGAGTGTGCAGTTGGAGTTAACTGTGCAGGTCCTGAGTGGGAAGAATTGATGCTACATTTGCAAGAGCTTGCCTCTGATTCCATGATGACGGATTGGGATTTCAGTAAGTATGATCTCAAAAGGTCGATGGATGTCATGATGGCCTGTCTTCGCATGATGCGTGCAATTGGAGAAAAGATGGGATATTCACAGGATGATCTTATAATGATGGATGGAATTTCAAATGAACTTCGAAACCCCATGATTAATTGGAACGGAAATATCCTGAGTGTGTTTCTATGGACTTCTGGAAATCCCTTGACCGTATATGGGAATTCTATTGAAAACTCCATTCACCAGCGCGTTTCATTTCACTTTAATGGAACCCGCATGCTGGGAAATGCCTTCTATTCACTTGGAACTTTTAGGGAAAATGAAAGAATTATGACCTATGGTGATGATGGAGGAAGCGGATGTAAACCCAGCGTTCGTTCCATTTGCAATTTTTCAGCCAAGAAAAGATACTTCGATTACGTTGGAATGAAGATCACTGATGCCCACAAGAGCGCCAACCCGCCAGATGTGGTCCATAAAGACACCACTGACTTTTTGAAACGTCGTAGTGTTTTCCACCCTGAACTGGGTGTTCGTGTAGGTGCTCTTGAGTGGAGCTCTATTATGAAGATGGGACACATGAGTGCATCGAATGTTGATCCTGAAGAGCTTGCGCTTTCAGCAATTAATAACATGCTAAGTGAAAGCTTTTTACATGGAAAAGAGCCATTTGAGAAACTTCGTGGACAATTAAAGCTTGTTGCGGAAGATTCTCATTATTGGACGGATCAACTTAATCTCGACTATGAGGCGCGAGTCGTAGATTGGAGGACGAAGTACCTCCCCCCCCCACCTGCTGGAAGTGTTTAAAAGCCAGGGGTTGTGGTAACAACCTTCATTCTGAGAAGCAACATACACTTTGTACATTGATTTACTTACTTGTCTACTTATATATTTTTCATTTCAAAGCCTTGCACAATTTACATATATTACAACGAAGGGAAATACTGAGCAGTATTCTCTTTTTAACATCGCTCGCCTCTAATACATCCAATCATAAGATTTTCAGTTCAGGTATGGCTGAAAACGCTCAATTGAGTACGCAAAACATATCGTTCATCGATGCAGCACCTGGCATGATGGACACCCGAGGTGTTCCAATTGATCACACTCGTGACATCGGCTTTATGCAGGATGTTCAATTATCGGATTTTTTCAAACGACCTATACGAATAGCAGAATTTTCATGGCCTGTAAACACGCCACTATTCGAAAGATTTGATCCGTGGTCCCTTTTCTGGAACAATGCCAGAAATATCGAGAAGTTGAAGAACTATTTCCTTCTCAAATCTACCCTTCACGTCAAGTTTTTAATCAATGGAAATGCCTTTTATTACGGCAGATTAATAGCAGCATATGAACCTTTATCTGCACTTGATGAACTATCACCCACACGTGATTGGTTAGACGGCGACTTTGTCAGAGGATCTCAAAGAATGCATATTTACATCAATCCTACCTTATGTCAAGGAGGATCATTACAATTGCCTTTTTTCTACCCCAAGAATGCTCTCTCTATTCCTGATCGAGATTGGAATAAGATGGGCACTATTGTACTAGCATCACTAACCGAGCTAGCACATGCAAATGGGGGAACTGAATCCCTGACTGTGTCAGTCATGGCTTGGGCTGAGGATGTGTCTTATTCCATCCCGACCCGGGCGGTCCCCGAAATGGCAGATGAGCATAATAGCTCTCTCATTTCAAAACCCGCTTCAACTGTAGCGCGCTATGCTGGAGCTCTATCTAATGTCCCTACGATTGGGCCTTTTATGAGAGCGACAGCTATGGGTGCCGGCACTGTCGCAGCAATTGCCAAGATCTTTGGCTACTCCGCTCCTGTGGAGTTAGAAAGGAACTATATGATTCCAGCCGCTAGAGATTCAATGGCCACTGTCGACAAGAAAGATCCAGCTGTTAAACTTACAGTTGATAGCAAACAAGAACTAACCATCGATCCCAGCACCACTGGGATTCGATCTGATGATGAATTACCTATTGCAAGCATTGCAGGAAGAGAAAGTTATATTGATTCATTCCAATGGACCATCAACAACACAGCTGATGATCTATTGTGGAACACACTCGTAGATCCAGGTTTGAAGGCCATAGGAGGTCTTCCCCCGAACTATGAGTATCACTTTCCCGCATGCGCATTAGCAGCACTACCATTCAAATACTGGACCAGGTTTTGACGGGGAACGATTCCGGTTGTCGGCAGCGTGTCGAGGGTCATCCGCTCGTAAAACGGGTGAAGGCAATTTCAACTGCCGATAACAACTACGCTCTGGCTGCGTAAGTAGCCACGTCGCTCTCGAGGCTCGGCCCGTCGGTCTGAGAACGACGAAGTCAGATGGGCTGGATCGCCGTCGCGCCCGAAGGCGGTGGTCGAGATTTTTCGGGCTGGCCGCGAGGAAGGTTGCCAGCTA